AATCATTGTGAGATTATACATTCGTTCTGCTTCTACTCTTTGAGCGGTGTTGATTAAAAGTGCAACATCCCGATAGGGTAATCGTTCAACATCTTCTAATCTATATTGAGGAAAATAATATGCTACCATTGCATATAATTTACGATTTTCCCCAAGTATCGGACTGAGAGTTTCTGCCTTAGCATCCCGTACCGATTTAACCTTGACAACTTTGCCTTCCGGCATTTGGATTACTCCAAGCTAATTTCTTTAGCCATCATCTTGCGGAAGTCACGAACTACATTAATTCCAACAGTCTCAAGAACTTCACCAATCTGGTTATCATGACCAACTGGAGTGATAAGAGAATTCATCTTTTCTTCACTCTCTTTGCTTTTAACTTTAATCGTTTCTTCATCAGCATTTTCATCAACAAGCTTTTGTAGTTCCTTGTTAAGTGCCCCAATTTCACGAAGTTCTTTTGTAGTTGGATAACGAAACTCATAGTCAAGCTCACCTATCTTGAAGGTGAAACTTTTTGCAGTGTTATCTGTGCTTAGAATGTAATTTGCCATTTGTATTGTCTCCTTTGGACTTAATGGTTCTTTGTATTGCTCTTGTAAGCTTCATACAGCCGTTCTGACGGGTTTTATGTTGCAAGTTAGGGATATACCCATCTTTGCAATCAAAGCCGCTTAAAATGGCCTATTTTTGACTAACTAATGCTATCAGTTGTAGATGAGAACACCTGAACTGCTGCATCACCTTGAGCTGGCTCACCAACAAACTTGATTGTGAAAGTAAGAACTGTAGAGTCCTGTAGATCCACTGAGTCAATCATTGAACGAGCATTTACTAGACGTACAACTGTAGAGTTTGTTCCACAGCTAATGATGTCTAGGTTGTTGTAGACTGTTACTGAGTCACAGCTTGCAGCCACAACATCAATTGCACCATCGGCACTTGCTACAACTTCACCTGTGCTCATTGTTCCACCCTGTGGTACATAGTACTGAGGGAGTACAGTTGCTAGAGCATCAACATCAGACTTCAAAAGCTGAATTGAGACACTAGCTGAAATAGCACCATCTAGAGTAGTCTTACGACCATCAATAGTAGTGTAGTCGTTTGAGTCAGTCGAATAATCGAATGAGTAGTCTTGCACATCTTCCAATGTGTTTGAACCCCACTTGACCACGAATGGACCTTTTACTAATCCTGCCATTTTAATTTCCTTTTTCTTTTAATTTAACTAACATACGATTTATATATTTCTATTGCTACAACCAGTGAAGCTTGACGACGATTTTCTGCATCCTTGTCATTATCTTCTGGCATAGTTGATTCTATAGAATAGATTTCAAAACCGTCAATGTTGAAAGAACCACGAGTGTTCACTTTTACTTCCAGTTCCGACAGAGTATGACCCACTGCTTCGCCAGAGACGTTGCGATAGAATATCTGTGTACTGTACTGCTTTATGTTTTGAGCAGTAACAAGGTTTCTGGTAACATCTCCACCTGCGGTGATAACCCAATAAGCATTATCAATCGCATCATCAGGTATTTGGTTAAGAAAGATATCTGATCCAAATGTCCCATAACCATTATCTTCCATCCATTTAATGAATGATTCTGATACTGTTTGAGGGTCTATCATATCTTCTTACCAAAATACTTACTAGTGTCTTTTGTTACTTCTTTTACAGATTCTTCAGCAAAGTGTGCATGAGTCCCTGGTGTCGTGTATCTACGAACAGGACCATTTGTATAGCCACGTTCCTGATACCAGGCATAGGGTCTGTGCCATTCGATTGTTCCTCGAATCAGTTTGCCTATTTTTGTTGTGGTCTTAATCACATCCTGACGCAAATCACCTGTAAGCTGTGGAGTTATTGGACGAGAGACACGATGTATGTCCTCTATCAATTGTCTCATACCAGACAAAGTAGAAAGTTCAACCTTTGCAGTTTTACCTTTAAAGTTAAACTCACCTTGTTTATGTACCTTAACTTTTATGGTTGTACTAGGCATTTGGTTCTGCCACCACTTGTAGATTAATCAGCACATTATTAACTTCATTGGTTAGAAGTTTTCGTACCGCCACATTAACAGATGTAATTATGTACCACTGATCTACACCAAAAGAATTTATCTTAAAATAAAGTCCTTCTATCTTATAACCTAGACTCTTGATAAATAAATTATCAATATCTAAGTAAGCATAGGCATCAGATTGTGTGATTTCTTTGTTCGTATCCTGTTCTTGGGAGAACTGCTGGAAGAACGCACATTTTATCTCATTTAATGAGGCCACACTTGCATCACCATAACCATTTTTAGTCAAAGAGACAATATATCCAGTGTCTGGAGTTTTAACTTTTACATTGCTCATGTTGTTGGAATCCTAGTGGCTAAAGTGCCATTAGGTCCAGCGTATTTAGCAATAGTCGTCAGACCTGATGGTGATTGTTCGGGAGACAAGTCTACACCTTTTCCACCACCTGCATTAGTTTTTGACCAACTGTGTCCAGTAACTGATTCAGATTTTATGTTTCCTGTTACAGATACTTCGTCACTTGCGTAATATGTCACCATATCAGCCCATAGATACTGTAGATCCAGAGGCATACCATTATTGCAACCAAGCCAATCTGCATCTACAGCAAGCATAAGCCCATTATCAAATCCGAGATTATCCTTAAGCCATGTATACCAATCCCATGTAAACCAATTGTCATTTCTTTCAATATATTTACTAAACTTTCTTGCTCTCATGCTTGAAACATCTGTCAAATCTGTAAAAGTTACAAATTCATCATCATTTTGTGGCTGTACCAGTTTTACATGGTACAAGTTCGTAAATGGATCTGTTTTCAGGTATATATCATTCTCATTATATGGGAACATTCGATAAGTACCCTCGATGTTATCAGCAGGAAGCAAGTTGTTCAAATTAATAGGATAGTATGGAGACAACCCTTGAAACTGCACCTTGCCAAGTTCTTGTATGTCAAAGTTCGATGGGGACAGTGAGTAACCAAGCGCAGAGTCTAACAAAGCATTAGTTCGTGCAATGATAGCGTTATAACGCGCTGTATCACTGGTTGAAACCGTTGTGCCTGTTAAAGTCTGGTATTTCGCTAAGTCCACACTAGTCCCCTTTTTGTTTTAGTTTTTGTTTTTAAGAGGTTGTGTATCGACTAGGATACAGCTGCGGCGTTAATAGCGGCAATAAGACGAGTGTCCTTAACCACACCACCACGGAAGAATGAACCACGTAGGACAACTTCGTTACGCTGGTAGGCTGAGTAAACAGTACCATCAATTTCGTAAGAAGCTGAACCATCAACATCATACTTCAAACCACCACTTGTGCGACCAGTGAAGGTGCTCAAGTCACCGTAGAATACAGCTTCAGTAATAGTTACGTTAGCACCCTGTACAACGAATGTACGAGTTTCAGCAGTGTTGATTGTTGGAAGTAAGTCGTTAGGAACGGTTACGAATGGAGTACCAAAGATAGTTCCATTAGCAACTTCCTGAAGAACGGCAGCGTTCTGTGTAGAAACAGCCTGTCCAATCAAGAAAGCCTTAGTCTTGTTGTTAAACACTAGAGTACCAGTGCTTGTGGCGTCTGAAGCAAGAGCAACAGTTTGTGCCCAACCAAGAAGACCATCACTAATGTCCATGCTGTGAACCTGACCATTTTCGTTTACAGCTTGCTGTAGACGGGCAATAACCAACTGAGCACGCTTACGGTCATAGTCATTACGATAACCTTCAGCTACATCTGAAAGAATATCAGCAGCAGCGAACTTGATTACGTTGATTGAGATAGGAGTAACAGCGGCCATTTCCTCTAGCTTGTCGGTGTGAGCACCGTAGCCAGGCATACTGACAGGCTTCAAACGATTGTCTGTAGTGTCAGGACTTGGAACATCACCGAAAGCACCAAGAGCAACATTTGTCATGTCGATGTCAGATGAACGTGTCAACCAACCAAACTCAATAGAGTTAGTTTCTTTCCAGTTAGTGATGTTTAAGATAGCTGTGTAGTCGTTACGCTTTGTAGCGATTTCATTGTAAAGCTCAGGACCGATAACGAAGTTACCAAGATCTTCAAGAGTCATACTGTTCTTAACAAGCTTCTCTTCTTTCAGAGACTGTAGGTTACGTGCATTGATTTCGTTAAGTACCTTACGGCCTTCAACTGAACCCATACGCTCAACAGCTACAGCAGCATTAAGCTGCTTACCGAATAGTTCTTCTGCTGACATTTCATCATAAGCATTCTTTGCTTTTTCTTCTTCTTCAGCAGCGTGGAACTCAGGAGCCTTTGCAGCAGCATCAAGTGCGCTTTGTGCAAGTGCCTTGTTAGCAGCTAGCTCGTCCTGTACTGGCTTCAAAGCGTTAGCAATAACATCTGCTAGTTCTTCTTTAGTCATTTGTATTTCCTTATTTTTGTTGTTTAATTCTTTTTCTCTGAGCGCGTTTGCAGCTTCTTCATCAGCCTTGGCTTTTGCTTCTGCTTCTTCCTGCTCTTTCTTCTTTGCTTCTTCAGCAGCTTTTTTATCAGCTTCTTCTTTAGCGGCCTTCTCTTCGGCTTCCTTCTTAGCTAGTTCAGCAGCTTCTGCTTCTTCCTTAGCCTTCTTTTCAGCTTCTACTTTGGCTTCCTCAGCTTCTTTTTCTTCTGCGGCCTTTTTATCAGCTTCTTCCTTGGCAGCTTTTTCTTCAGCTTCCTTTTTTGCAGCTTCTTCAAGAGCGAGTTTCTTTTTTTCTTCTTCTGTCATGCTTTCTTCCTCGACAGTCTTAGCAACCTCATTTAAGATTACTTCTTCAATACCTGTAGTATCTAGACCATCTACTTTTGAGCGTTCAAGAGAGTTATGAACAATCTCGTTAAATTGATTTAGCTTGGCATTATAGTTGTTAGGTAAAACAACCTGTGACAATCCCACAAGTTCTGAATTAAAGAAGACTCTGTCTGTTTCATCGGGATAAGGTCCAAAAGTTTCAATACTAAATGAGTTTGAGAATCCTCCTACAAGTAGGTCATACGCTAAACGCGCATAAGGGTTTTCTTTAACTGCATATTGAATCGCTTGAACGGAAACACGATTATTTTCTTTAGAAACACCAATTGTTTTACCAATTAATGTTCCAAGAGTGTCGTTATGATCTGCGGTAAGCTGTTTCCCATACTTGGAAATATCCATTGATGCGATATCATACCGTGTACCATTACGCTGTTGAGTGTCATCTGTAATTGTCAGACCATTGGGGAATGAAACTAGTCCATCACCTTCGTCTACAAAGCCGTCATTAGAAACTGAGATTTGTAACTGGTTTTTTACTTTATCCATTTACCTTCTCTTGTTCGTTTCTTATATTAAAGTGTATACTTTTTGTTTCTGGTTATCTGCATCTCGGTGCTTATACTAGCCTCTGGATACCATCTATAGGTATTATATCAGATTATAAAAAAGGCTTGTGTTTTGACATAAAAGAGAGCATAATTCAAGTTAGTTCATTAACAAGTCAATAACAAGCCTGTTGAGGGTACGCTAGCCGTTCGACTCGGTTGGCGGGAGTGCAAAACACAGTTGTTTACGCGAGGTAACCGAAAGGTAGAAGTATTGCAGCTGCTCAAGGGGTTTTCTTGGGCCACTCTCCTCGGGCTTGTTATTGAAACAAATAATCGGTGGTTCCAAAGCACTTGGAATATATTCTAGATAGAAGAGGTCGGTGAAAGTTAAACGATACGAATTGACGGACTCCGCCACCGAAACCACGCATGGAGATAAGTAATGTCCTTTTATGTTGGCTTGTTACCAACGGGACAGAGTAGCGCAGACACAGTAGTAGCTTATCTCCAGCCGTGGCTGCATAAACACGAGTGACATTATTATGCAGACCAACATAGTAGACACCAGTGAGAAACAGGTTTGTAAAAGCTTACATTAAGACTACTATTCCACGCATGAGGATAACTACGGGCAGGAGTAGATTTGCTAAGGAACAAGGCAGAGAAGCAGTGGCCCCGAAGATGTTGTCCTCAGTCGTGGATACACAAACAGTGACGAGAGTAGTTATCGTTGCCCTTCCTAGGAATAGGGTAAACGTCAGGTGAGGCCCCTGACCAGTTTTGTGTATCCAACTTATAGAATGATAACAATGTTGTTAAGAAACAATAACGTATAGTGTTCCGGAATGCTGTACAGTTATTATCCTCAGTCGTGGTCTAGTTATTACCTATTATTATCCAGTTTGTTCCATTACTTTGAACTCGCACATATTTCCATTGACTATTTAGGGCATATGTGGTTGAGCCATCTATTGTTTGACTTGAAGTAGTATTGACTGTTATGACATTTATAGAAGAATCTATTTTCTTTATAACAAACTCACGTCCTGTGTTACCCACAGCTGTAGGAAGTGTCACGTTAAATGCAGCACTTGTTCCATCTGCTGATATAGTGCTATCTGCCGTTGTTATAGTATAGGCACCTGTTTTTGATACCCATGCTGTAGAAATATTATTGACAAATATTGTGTTATATCTCAGTGAACTAGTACCAATATCGTAAGAGTTCGTAACATTTGGTTTTATAAGCCCATAGTTGATCAATGACTTATCTTGGTCAAGACGCAACACCTGTGCTCTTGTATTTGTTCCATTAGCGGTGTTAAAGAAGTCAATTCTTGTACCGCGCTGTGTACTACTCCAGTCCTGGCTTGCAACAAAGTCAATATCAGATGAGTTCTGATATCCCACTGTGTTCCAACCAAGAGCACGAACACCAAGCAAGTTGGCTCCACTCAGAGGTGCATCACTTGTACCATTAGTTGCATTACCTCTTTTTAGACCTTGAAGAACAGCCCCGTTTTGATCGGCCGTCTTCTTTAATATGTTAAGAATATCAGCAGCATCAAAAGAACTTGTACCTTGTGGATCACCAACAGCACCAGATATAATCTTTGTGCTAAAAGTCTTAGTACCAGTTGCTGTTTCGTCACCAGATTGGTGTATGGCTGTTGGGTCGTAGCTAGAAGACTGGCTAGCTCCCACCCACTGACTTGTAGAACTCATATAGGTAAAAGTAAAGCGGTTTACGGCATTGGCAGTAGTAGAGAGTGTTGGAGCACCACCAGGCCATACAACAGTTGCAGGCCATACAAATGTTCGGCTACCAGTAGCATCCTGTACAAGTACTATTTGAACTGTTTGCCCATCGGTAGAATTAGAAAATGTGCTACTTGTAACATTACCAGTCAAAGTCATACGTTGTATGTTAGATAACGACATATCAAATGTAGGTGTAGCTGAGTATGTAACATCAGTAATCTTATCTACAGGTGCATTACCAACATAGTTGGTTCCTATCTTCATAGATGCAGCACCTGTACCAGAAGCAATGTTAGCAACTGATAGGTTCTGGAAAGAGTTACCATATAACGTCACATCTGTATTTGTAGCACTGTCTAAGTGTAACCCATACTGAACGGTTGGTGAGCCTTGGTTATCATTAAATGTGTTACCAGTAATGCGAACATTAGTCAATCCACCACTTGCTGTAACTTTGAAGTAACTTCCTTCATTTGCCACGGCAGCGGTACCAACATTAGTGAAACGGTTGCCAGTAACTTTGACATCTGTGACGGTTCCTGAGCGTGAGCTAATAGCACTTCTAGTAATATTATAAAAATCGTTGTTAGCAATTGTCAGACCTGTCATGGCCTTACTTATTACAATACCGTTACCTCTGTTTGTATCACCATTGCTTAATATGTTTGAGAAACGTACACCCTTGATCTCATTTTCACCTGGACTATCAAACAGGAATACACCACCGTAACACTGATCGGCAATACCACCATGTACATGTTGACGCTTACCACGCAGCTGGAAGGCAAAATCTTTACAACCAAAGGCTTGACAGTTATCAAATACAATGTTAACACTACCTTTGTGAGCATCCCATGCTGTTGCTGATGTACCATGAGCTACACCAGTGACATGAACATTGTTGTTTGTACCATTAAAAGCAACAGCATGTCTAACTTGATCGGCAATGACATTTACTTCACCATGAGCACTGGCACCGGATATATTAACACCGTAACCAAACTGTGATGCCCCTGCATTATCATAATAACGATTAGCAACATGTCTAACCCTAAATTGATAACACCCCTCAATTTGCACACCAGGTCCACCAGCACCTTCACCTTCTACATCAATATCAATATTTTGTCCATAGTTGATTAACAGAAAACCAGATTGAGTGGTAGAAGCTGCAATATTCTTAAACTTAACACCCTTAACATATCCACCATCTTGGTTAGCAGGTAGTTTGCGTATCTTTGCATTAGCACTAACAAGAAAGTCCTGATAAGCTGGTTCATTGATAGTTAACTGAGTGCTAGAATCAACACTAAGAACACGAACAGTCTGAGCATATGCAACACCATCATCAGCTGTATCAGTCTGAAGAATTATAAGATCATTAGCTGAGAATCCTGATGTGCTAGCAATAGAAACCGTGAAAGTACTCTTAGAAAGGTCACTTGTCAATAAGTTAGCTGTACCATATGTGCTGCTTCCAAATGTCCACACGGCACCAGAAGCTGTGTTGGTTGATAAGATAGTCACCGTACCAGGATAAGCCCATATCTTTGGCATGTAGGACTTTGATATAGCTCCCGACACGTATTGACCTGGTGGCAAATAGAGACTCTTGCCTGCACTATTCGCAGCATCTAGAGCATTACTAAGAGCTGTTGTATCATCAGTTACACCATCTCCTGTAGCATACTTTTTAGCATTAATAAACATATCAGCTTCACTAACTTTAGTTAAAGCGATAGTATCTACATCTGTTGATGTATACATTTCTGTTGCAGTATTAATGCTACCAAATCTTGTCATTATTTATCCTTTGTACCTTCTGATTTCAGTAGTTGTTCATCTTCAAGTTGAACAATACGCTGTTGTATGAGCTGAATGTTCTTCTGAGACTGATCTAATAAAACCATCTGATCGTATGCCAAGCTTTTAAGTTCTTTAGGGTCTGTAATTTTTGATATATCCATGTTATTTCCTATTTTATATTATGCAAGAAGTCCTAAGTTTTTCAGTACGGTCTTGATAGCTGTCAAGTCAACACTTTGTGTATAGACAACATCTGCTAGTTCATCAATAGTTGTGCTATTAGCATCAAATGTCCTATCTATAGTTCCATTAGTAACTGAGTATGTGAAATCAGTTGCTAATACTGGCTGTACAACAGGTGTAGCGTTAAAGAACCCTAGTTTCTGTGTTGTCGCAGTACCTATCTTAGTACCTGTAGTTGTACCAGCCTGTATGTTAGTACCTTCAGAAAGAATTGCGCTGGTGCCCAAATAGATAGTACGATATGCAAATGATGATGAACCTAGATCATATGTATTAGTTGCTGAAGGTGTAAGTGCACGAGTAGTTGCAGTATTTGTAAGTGTCACTGCACCATTATTGTCAACTTTGAACTTTGATGAACTACCTAGCTGCAAGTCCATTAGGTTCTTAGCACCTGAACCTATACTTGTCTCGGTAGGGTTAACAAGCAAAGCAGTATATGCACCAGTTGATGACTGGTTAATAGTTGGAGTGATGGCAACACTAGTATATGTTGAACTAGAGGCTGTGCTAGTACCATCTATCTGTAAAACTGTACGAGTTGCAGAAGTGCTGCTATGAGTTGCACGTAGAAATGGTGAAGCATTTCTGTTTAGAATGAACTGAACATTGCCTGTACTGGCGTCATTAGCTTGTAGAGCAAGTTGACGTATGTTACCTGTACCACCACTTGTAACCTGCATCTTATAGATGTCTGAAACCCAACCAATTGTGCCGCGCTCGTAGTTTGTGGTCTGATCTACGGTGTTGTACATTGTAAATCCATTGGCACCAGTAATAGGAACAATAAGTCCTGCTAGAGTTGGTGTAGATGTAGTTGCAATGTCTTGTGGCAATGAAAGTGTGGGGTTGCCAGATACACCATTACCATTTGTAACTATTACCTGGTTAGCGGTTCCTGTAATTGTGCGACCCGTAAATGTATCAGAAGCAGTTTGGGTAAGAAGGCCATTCGTGTTGTATGCAGCTAGGGCTGTCAATGTGCTATCTAGTGGTTGCTTTGTAGCATCACCAGCATCTACATAACTCTTTGGGGCAAGAAGTTGAGTCGTAGAGCCATTGCGAAACTTAAGATCAGTACCATCAAACCACATTTCTCCAGTGTTTGGAGAAGTGGGGTCAACTCCAGCTCTAAAACGTGCTGAAGCAGATGCAACTGTTGAAGCAGCAAAGTCTGCAAACGAAGTGGCTACACCAGCGCCACCACCAAAGTACGAAGGTCCATTGACATTAAGCACAGAACCAGGTGTAGATCCAACACCTATCAACATCTTAGGGGTTGAACTAGTAGTGTCAATATAAACAACATTTGTTGTACCATCTGCCCGAGTAATCTGGAATGATGCAGCCCCATTTGCAGGAGCAAATTTCTTAGTACCTGTAATTGTCTCTGAACCAGCAATATGAACAACTGTGCTATCAGCTGCCATTGGGAGAGAGCTATCACTAATCAAACCCTTACCAGTAAGAGAGTTAACAGGCTGATTAGTTGTACCACTTATAGAACCACCAGCTATCTGGCTACCTCTATCTACTGAATATCCGAAAGAGCTTGCACCAGTTGCCACGGTAGATTGAGCATTCATCTTAGAACCTTCAAAAGCGATAAACCCAATCAAACATCCAGTAGCACTACTACCACGAGCATTTATGTTAGAACTACGATTAGAGTTAAACCCATAGTTAGCACAGTTGTTGGCTGATGAGTTACGAGCTTGGATTGTAGATGTCTCATCAGCACGATAACCATCTATAGTACAGTTATTCGCGGTTGAAGTATCTGCACTAATTGTTGAACCATAGGTAGCAGCAAATCCTGTTCCACTACCATTAGTTGATGCACCAGTGGCGTCAATGGTAGAACCCGTTAGAGCACTAACACCAGTTCCTGAACAGTTTTCAGCAAGACTATTATCTGTAAAACTAATACTTGAAGCATTACTGGCATTCACACCCGTTGCAGAACCAGATACATCTACTTCTGTGGCATCAATGTGACTATTATAAGAAGCCAATACACCATATTCAACACAATTTTTAGCACTATCACCACGCCATATTGCGGCAGGGTCAGTTGGAGAGTTATGTGAACGTGCATCAATACGTCCATTGTGCAACGCATGATAACCACGCTTCGAGCGAGCTACTTGTGTTTCCCGCATGTTAGCGAATGAACCATCTCTACATGTAATGGCATTTCCAACCGAATCATACGCCTGACTCTGATAAAAGTCACCATGAGAACCCCATATAACATAAATTGCATAATCACCATTACTATGGTGAACTATAGAACGAGCTAAGTTAGCTTTTGAACCATACGAAACCATAATTGCACGGCCTGTTGCATATGAGAAGTTGACACCAGTAACCGTACCAGCACCACTACCTCCGCCACCTTGAGTAAGACCAGGCATGTAACATATAGCGGAAGAACCATAAAGAACTTTTAACCCATTACGTGGACGTTTAACGCCCGCTCCTGGCTTAAATAGCACCTGAGAATTCTGGCTAACCACAACACCATCCATAGGTGAAGTTGCATATCCATCACCTTGATCTGGATATGCGAATAGAGTTGCGATGATAGGTAACTTAGCGTTATCAGTACCACCAATAATAGGAGTTACATTATCTTCATCTATAAATTCAATAGTTATTGATGCTGTATTAACTGGCACCTCTGCATCAACACTTGTAATAGTTATCCAAGAAAGATCAACACTCTTAACCAAAATCTGTTCAGACATAGTAAAGCCGGATAGCAATCTAATATTTGCTAGGAAACCACCCTTAGTGTATAAAGGCTTCATGCGAGATAGTGCAGTAATAGCTGCGTTAATTGTGCTATAGTCACCACCAGTCCCTACAGTGACTGTAAATGTGGCACTGCGGAACAGATTCTGATCTATTGTTGATATTAAGTCAACCCACTCTGTATCAAAGTCGGTTGAAGATGCTTTTGCTAGCACATCTCCTAGAACACCCCCTCTAGGCACACCAACACCAGGAGGACCTGGCTTACCTGTATGCTGAAGACGAATGTTCTCCACACGATTGATGATCTTTATTGTCTTTGTCTGTTTATTAAGACGAATGTTCTGCATTATGAAACCTCTATCTGGTCTAGAGCCTCACATACAATAAATTCTGGAAAATCTGTTCCACAATCATCACAACCAGGTTTTGGAGAAGGATACTTTTCCACTTTTCCAAGATTATCTGTTGTGTTTATCTGATAGTAATAAGTATCAAGAGGTATAGCTGTTTGTAAAGCGGTGAAAGAAAAGGTTCCTACACCATTTGTAAGAGCAGCATGCCCAGTGAGAATATAAGTTTCACCAGGCTTACCAATGTAAATATCAGCTGATACATCTGTTGTATCACCTGTGTCTATTGGAAGAGTTACATCCTCTCCATATCTAATAGCTATTGAGTCCATATTTGTCCTTACGAGAATAAGTGTATGCGATATTGATACCACCACTAGGCATCTTAGACATCTTTCATGTATGTCTCGTTACATACAAAGAAACGTCGCTTAATCTCTCAGGATTTCTTGTCTAACTTTATTATATCACTCTATGGGTTTGACTCTTACGCCCGTTTGAACCTGTGCATTCTCATCTATGAAGAATAGGAAGTTCAATCCACACTTGCGGCAACGAGCTTCTCCAGCAGAACCAGGAGTCACCTTAACACATAGTGAGTTACATTTATAAAGTTTTTGGTCAGATTTGCTAATTCGTTCATAAGGACATCTGACTTCCAAGAGTTCATTTTTTGGTAGCATAATCTCGCTCGGATTTTTGTTTTTATATCTATTCCAATTATAGCATTATAAGAATAGCAAAAAAGAAGCCCCACAGCGTAGTTTACTGTGGGGAATGGGAAATGGTAGCTCTTTTGTATAAAAACCCGTCAGAACGGCTGTATGAAGGTCTGAGAGCCTATTCTAGTTCGTTACTCTTAGCAGGTTTCTCTGCAAGCTCTTCACCAGTGGCAATTTGCTCAGCTGTGGGAAGAACACCAGTCTCTTTCTTAACTATATTCTTGTTAAGCACATTCGCAGGGGTTTTCTTTGATGATCTGTTCAAGTTGTCTTCTGTTGGGCCAGGGTGTTCCGATTGTGTTGATAAAAAAGTGTCAAGCACCTCTTGTTCCTCTGGTGTGAACTTGTAGTGAGGATTCTTTTTAAGTTGTAGAAGTTGTGCTATTGTCTTCATATTTTCTCCAATTCTGTATCTACTAATAATATTATATCTTCTTCAGGTTTTTGTAAGTATTCAGATAGGGATTGTGTTGCTATATGTTGTATGTTAGTGAGAACTATATCAGGTACAACTTGTTTGCTTTCCTCTGCACGACGCATCAGACGTATTATACAGAGCATACCCATCATCTGTCCCTGTGCATAATCATTGCTAGGTTTCATGGTCTATCGTTCTACTTAGTAGGAAATATGGGGCAGGTCTTAATCCAAAGCTGTTCGTATTCTTTGTACATAGCCTTAAGACGATCTGAGTATTGCATCATCTTATCAAGACGAGCTGGCTCATCCGGTTCATCGAACTTATCCATAACATAGAATCGGTACTCAGCTAACACCCCACGTCCAACTCTATATTTAAGAATAGTTACAGAATCTTCAGACATTATTCTACCGCCTTCAATACAGCTTCCACAGTGTCTTTATCAGTAACTTGAGGAATACCTGTTATATCAGAGAATACCTCTTTTTTGTCCATATCTACAAGATACTTGTTACCATCAAATGTAACCATCAAGAGAGGTTTATCATCTACTGTTCCAACCATGTATTGCTTTGTCATCATAACTCCTATTTAGTCTATATTATGCGCCTTTTTGTTTAAAAACACAAGTCTAATTTAATGAAGCATACACAATGTCACCATCAATACGAGTGATTGTCAGTGAAGAACCTGTTGGCATTAACACTTCTGCCTCACCTAATGTTCTGCCACGCTTACCAAAGGTTACTAAGTCTGGAAGTATGACTTTCTTACCCTTCTTAGCTGTAATGACTAAGGTGCTACCACCTTCATGCTTAAAGTTATCACTTACTTCCTTAACTGCTGTAGTTGAGAGGAAAGAACGAGAGTTGATCGTATCACCAACATCATTGGTTCTGTGGAAGGGTATTTCTGTTCCTCTATAAAGAGTTGTATCTTTGCTCAGGGAGATATTGGCAGCGGCATTGATATTATCAACAGTCTTCTTATATGTAGTCTTCTGACCATATACATTCAATGGTTGTCCTAAGTTAGCAGCTCGTGCATGTAAATTGATGGCATCATAGTAATGCCCTTGGTATGCACGAACAGCATCCTCAACTTCAGGACGGTGATCCCCAAATGTACCTTCCCAATAGTTAGTCTCTATAAAGTCATTGAACTTAGCAAGTGTGTTTAACTCTGAGACATCAACCAAGTGAGAGTCACCCTTTTTGGCAAACTTGCCTGTTCTATCTCTTGGATGCAACAATTCAACAAAGTCCACCTCATTTTCTATCTTCCCTGTATAAGAATTGATCCAAGTACCATCTTCTCTTTTTATGAGAAGCTCATAGCGACAATGGCAGTTAACATGTATGTGTCCAGAACGTAGATTCTCATAAGTAGGTGTAAACTTATACATCTTACCATCCACTTTGACCTTAAACTCTTTGTTGAGAGGTAGAAAGTCCTGTTTAAATGGAATAGGGCGTGCATGAGTGGCATCAATGATAGCTTTACATATTGCTTCAGGATGTCCTGTATTACTTACTAACCTCTTATATGCTTTATCAGTCAGTTTGTTCTGGGCGAGGAACTGCTCATCTGCTTCAAATTGAGAGAGTGTGAATACTCTGTTACTTTCATTCCCGGCAATAACTTCAGCTCTTCTTTTCGAGACATCTGAGAACTTTTCTTGAAGCTTTTTAATAACTGTATCACGACTTGCACCCGACAATACAAGCTGACGAGCATACTTATACATTTCAGCATTAACACGAACATCATCCAGATAATCCTTTTGATCTTTACCTTTAAGTTGAGGAAAGCGTTCTTCCATACCAGCACGAACTGTAGGCAGTTCTTCTTCAATAGCATCATCAAGACCATTCTTTAAGTCTTTAGCAATTGTATGGACATGGGATTCAGCTCCCTTACTAGCCTGTTCCTGGAGTGCTTGCTTACTGCTAGGTGTCTGAGCAAAGACAGTGTGCAACCCAAATTGAACTAAGAGATTCTGGATACGCTGTCTTGCATAAATAGGTAGCAGAATTGTTCCAATGGTTAATAATGCAAACATGAGAGTTTGTACTTGTTGAGAAGAGATTGCATTATTAAGAATAGCCTCAGCCTCTGCGTAACTTCCATTTTGGATAGCTTGGATATACTGAGCTAATATTTGGTTATCTACTCTTACAACGGATTGTTTGAACTGTTCAGTAGCTAAATCTATCTGGCGCTGTTGATCTGGGTTGAGTGCATTATTGACTTTAGCAGCAGCATTTTCTTCTACTGCTGGTCCACGTAACTCCTTAAGTAAGGCTTTTGCTTCTTCAAGCATAGCCTTGACCTTCTTGTGATTGTCTTCATGGGATACAAGCTTAGTCTTAGAGGCTAGATCAAGTGCAGCCTTCAATGCAACCAGAGAAGTCTTCGTCTTGTCAACTGGTTGCTGTACTTGAGCAGTGTCAGTCTTAGCTGTATCTTGCATCTAACTTACCTGTAATGATGTATCTATTGTTGTTTGAGGGCTTACGATTTGAGCGATCTCTTCTGGTGTAGCACCGGCATCTACCAATGCAGCTGTAAGAGCATCCTGGTCTGATAGTTCAGGTTCAAGGGTAGGCATACCTAATGCTCCAAGATCAATCTCTCCAGTAACAAACTGAGTGGCAATTTCTTCTTCATATCCCGCAGCCATGAGAGTATTCTTAAAAGCTAACTGTCCTTCATTAACTTGTATCTCTAGGAGCTTGTTAGCAAAGTCACTAGATAGTGGGTTGTTTAAAGCTATCTCATAACCATTCTGTGCAAATTCATCTGGGTAGTAACGCTTGTAGTCTAAGTTAAGTGCACCAATCATCTTCTTGACCATTGGCATAATAGCGTTCTCAGTAAAGTCATCCTTCTGAACTGAGGCAGTTTCACGACCTGTTCCAGACTGATCTAGACCCAACTGGTTCTTTGATGTACCACCAACACTGATTAATTGGTCACGGTTATTATTGTTAACGTCTGTAAGAGCAGACTTGTTCAGGTCAATAGAGGTGTCCTGATAAGAAATAGCTGATGGACCATTACCAAAGAGAGGTTCACCCTGAGTGTGCTCCTTAACACGTTGCTTAAAGTTCTCAAACTCGTAGTCATCCATAATGATGTCTGATGTAATAAGACCAGGAGCATTGATATTGTTGCGAATAGATTTACGAGAATAGTCGGCAGCTTGTTTAAGCACAAACTGTGCATCTCCAGCTGCATCACCAAGTGAGTAGGGCTTCTTACGATCAGTTGGATTCTTTTTGATGACTTCAATAATCATCTCTTTAGGTATTTCACGTTGCATACCATCACGAACCTCTACATACCCACCTAATTCTCCCTTACGGTCAAATACACGCTTAACTTGGTAAGGATTAAGTAGTTCAAAGTTCTTTACTTTACTCACCTTTGTGTAACCATTGCTCATCTTAGATTCAGTCACAGCACGAACGGCAAGAATATAGAAAACACCCTCTAAGTCCATGTAACGGGAGTATTCATACCAAAAATCTTCAGCAGTAAATTCTAACGAATCGTTAATAAGCTTAAGGTAGGGATGCTCACTAGAAGAACCATCCTTCTTTGTACTTTTTGTGTAAGTATATTCTGTACCTAGTATTGAAGCTCTATAAGCACGACGTTCAATAATAGCATAGCCATACCCCGTATACATATCCTCATCTGTTAAAATGGGATCATCTATATCTAAGGTCATTTTGTTACGGCCACCAAAACGCAAGAAAGCGTTGGCTAATTCAGAGCCGCTGTTGTTTATCTTATCGGCACTTGGCTTAATGAAAGCTCTGACCGCGTTGTTTACGCGAGTTTTTATATCCATGAATTGTATAAGAGTCTTTTTTATTATATTATACTCTGAGGTATTCTTCTACTGTTAATTATAACAGACCGTTGAGCCTGTCTGCAAGGTTAAAAACCTATTCGGTTCATATTGTGTCTATGGTCTTTAATCTTCCCGTGAAGGGTTGAATGTTTACGAACTGCAATAGAAAATGAATCAGCATAGTCTGGGCTTCTTCCTAGCTGTTCTTTGATCTTAGCCTTTGGAGTTACTTTCTCTACACCATCTATAATATCAGTCTCATGGGCGGCGAGTTCACGGTATAGTTCGTTGTCATTTCCACGATAACGATCTTTATGCAGTATTTGTATCTCTCCTTCATCCATAGCCCGACGCATATTTAACATGGTTTCATTACGTGATTTAGCAGTTGCCACATATTCGTCAATCTGCCAACCCTGCACCTTCATAGAGTCACGTAGAGAGGTACCAATACCATTACACTCAATACTAATCTGATGAGCAAAGGCTTTAGTGAAACCATGTGCCTCCGCAAAAGCTATTAACTGTTGAGCGAATAAATAACCCGTGGGTCTTGAATCAATCTCAGGGTTTAAACCATATGTACGCTCAGGTATTGTCAGTTCTTTCTGTATCGTCAGGACACCGTTTTCTATAAGCGAAACGACCGTTGCATCGCCACCATTGTCAGAGACATCCACACCGATGACTTTGTCTAATCTATAACGGGGATCTGGTTCAGTATCTGGTACACGATAAATAGAACACTTCTCCCATAGATACCCAGTAATAAGAGAGCGGTCTTCATCCAAGTAATTCCAGTTGTTATGTAGATAGCGTTCAATCCACCACTTAGGCTTTGAACGTAACAGAGATTGGATATCTCCTTCAGCTTGCCACGAGTCCTCAAGTGTGAACTCAATAACCATAACATTGCTAGGTAACTGTTCCTTTTTCCACTTATCATAGTATCTCGTTTTACACCAACCATTATTTGGGTTCATCGTTAAGATATTAATACTTGGTTGACCTTGTTGGTTAGCACGACCCTTACGAGACATAACCATATCCACAGCATCTTCCACAAACTCATTGCTTTCTTCAATCTGGTTAGCAGTAATGTCTAGACCTTTGATCTTGTTTTGGTCACGGTCTTTTGTGGCATCGGCTTCAGCGAATGTGATAACACTCTTATTGGGGAACTCTATAAGAAGAGAGCCTTCATTTAAATGATAGTGCTGTTCTTCTATCATGTTCATGTCCGCAAGCATCTTCTTGTAAGTACGCCAGATTGTCTTACGGGCAGTACTAAAGTTCTTACGCCATACAAAGATTTGAGAATAGGGGAAAGCCTCACATATCGAGATAAACACATGAGCCGCTAGGGCTGACTTACCCACACCCGTAGGACCGATAAGAACAATCTCGTCGATCTCTGGACACTCATTAATGATTCGTATTACTTCAGCTTGTTTCTGGGCTAGTTGGAGCATCAGTGTTTGTTTCTTCTATTTTTGGTGTTTGTACAACTTCGCCTTCAATAGCATTCCGAGAGCGGATAGCTGATACGACAATTGGTTCTGTCTTTAGAGTTTCTCCATTAGATGTGATGTCTATCTTGTCACCAAAGCCTGTCTTACGAACCCATTCAGCGGAGAAGTGGGAACCTCCCAGCGCCTTAAGTGATTGAGCTATGGTAATGGCATCCATCAGTGTCTTGGGGTCTGCATCTTTGAGCCAGGCAGGTTTGCGTTCCATACTGTTAAGAAGCTTCTTGAATAACTCCTCGTTATCTAACAGCTCTCTGGTAACAGTAGACCAGTTACGACTTCCCTTGGGACGACCTTGCTTGCCATTGTTGGGGTTTAGGGCAGCTATTTGTTTTGCTCTTTGTTCCGGGTCTGGTGATATTGGCATTGTTGTACGCTCTCTTATATAATATACTTGTATAATACAGATATTTACTGTTTACTCTTATTATACAACAATGCTCTTATGTATAAAAAAGACGCCCCTTGAGGACGTCTATTCGTTATAGAGAGGACTATTTAGGCTGTTGCAATACCCTGAAAATCAATGCTACCAAACTTGCCAGTGTTTAGGTTTTTGATTACAACTTCGCTATCACCATCATATTTTTTTAACTCTGCTATTAATTGAGCCACTGTGTAATGACGACGTTCTACATTGTTAGCAGTATCTTCCGTTGCTTCATGAGTGTTGAGTACGATTGAGTTTGACATTTTGTAAGCCTTTCTTAAACTTATAATTTAAGTATGCTCTTAATCTAAGAAAAACACAAGCCCAATTTTATAATATTATTATGTCTGGGAACTTATTCCGTAAATCATCCTCTGTCCAATCTCTATGTACCCAAGGAATAACAGACAGATCACATTCACAGCCCTTATTCTTAAGTATTTGGTATTGTTCTGGTATAGTATGAATAAATGTATCTTGGGTGACGTTTATACCGTGAGCATCAGGCAAAGGGGTTTTATGGTTATATCCTCGGCGCAACATCTCTGCCGCTGTAGCATCATGTGTAGCCTTGAGTGCATGTTCTTTGCCGCGCCAACGCTTTGTCTCGGGATGGTTGGCCCAAGCCTTCCTGCCAGTTTGAATCGTCTTGTACATAATATGTATCTCATTATGCTGTCCTAAAAGATGCTTACGACATAACTGTTCTACTGGTATATCCCAAACACGCATTGTATTATACAGTCAACTCTATAGCGATTAAAAAACCGCAGAAAGCTATAGTAGTGATTCCTAAGATGTAAACGAGAAAGTCTGACATTTTCATTGTTAAAGCCTTTCTTAATAACTTAACAATTTGAATTATGCGCTTATATTACAAAAAACACAAGTACTTTTTAAAAGTATTTTAATTCAATTTATAAAGCTTAATCTTGCCACTAGCAATACGATCTTTTGTTTCTTTGGTTGTAATACCCAACCACTGATTACGGTATTTACTGGTGGTTGGACTATAGTTCCAAGAATCTTCATCAAGACACACTTCACCACTCTCTTTGTCTTTAGCACCAATGATGGTGCTATAACTCTGAAAGATTGTATGATGAGCACTCTCTATAATAAACTGATTGGCTACTGGTCTTCCCGAACGCTTACTCTCCATATTGCTAACTTTACAGATATTCATACTACTCCTAAACTTAGAAATCACCAATAAACTTCAGCACATTAATAAGATCACCTGCTTCATTCTTGATACTAACAATAACATGCTTTCTACCTTTGCGAACTTGAGCCTTAGCATAATTGATAGCCTTGCCACGTTCATGCTCAAACTCTTTTATATCATCATTCTCACAGGCTACACTGTAAAAATACTTAGCCATATCATCCTCCAAGATTAGAAAGGCGCGAACGGCCCTTTGTTATTATTGCGTGGGTAGTTACTAGCATGGACGCCCAAGCCATGCTTTTCCTCGTATTCATCAACTGCAATCTGTACATCCGTACCAACACCTTGTTCTTCGCAGGCAGCCCAATAAGCGCCATCAGGTAGATCACCGAATATTTCGTCAGCAACGTCAATACGGGCACGTAAATCTGTGTATTCTCTATCGGTCATAGTACCTCCAAGCTTAACTATCTATTACGTTTCAAGTTTCTATTTTCTATATAGGCGATACTTAAACCAGCTAAAATACATATAGCTAAAGCAAGCAATAAGAGCAAGATATTTATCATATAAAAATATCAACTAGGCCAAAAAGATTAACATTAAGATAGTTAATATTACATGGCTTCCAAACCAGTGCCAAAGCTCTACTGCTGGAGCAAAGTTAAGTGATTGCATGATTGCGGTTAATACCCAAACTACTAACATATATTTCCCTTACTATAAATATTATTGTACGACTTATCCTTTGTGAAAAGTCTAGGCAGTTTTGTGTCTTGCCTAGGACTGGCACCGACCAGTACGAGTTTAATGACATCCCAGGTCAAATACTAACTATCTTCTTCTTGTTCTTCTAGTACCTTATCCCTTTCTTGTTGTTGTATTATGTGCATTTCTTCTTCTGCATCATTCATATTAGATATCTTTAAGTAATTCTTTGATCTCCTTATCTACATCTTCGTAGCTGGCGGCAACACCATAGATTTTAGCTCGCATTTCCTTCTTCTTTTCAGAAAGGGAAAGCTCAATTTTATCTGTCTCATCATCATAGTCTTGCAAATCAACATACTTGTTTGCACGTGAGTATTGATTAATGTACAGTTTAGGAATTTTATTAAGATTGTTGTCAACACTGACACCATTTACTGCTAGCTTAGGTTTCAGCTCTTCATATAATAGATAGAACTTTCTACCTGCATCAAGCATTTCTTGAATCTTTTCGTCTTCTGATTCCTTCTCTAATAACTGAACCATTAGCTTTTCACGACCAGCACGACGACTTTCACGAATCATCCTTGCTCGCTTGTCAAACTGCTCAACGTAAATTTGGTCTAGCATCTTCCGCTGAGTGTTATTAAGATTCTTTTTTACTTCCATGTTACCCTTTCATTTATAAGTTAAATTATGCTCTTAAATGTACCAAAACACAAGCATTTTATTGTTCTTTTTTGAAATATGCTGCTAGTTCGGCAACATGTTGGTAAAACTGAGGACATAATGTTTCATTACCTGCATTTTGCCAGGCTTGTTGCTCTTGTAACACATCAGTAAAGGCATCAGTTATGACTTCTTCTGGTGTTGGTTCAGGATATAATTCACCACCCATATCCCAAAACCTATATTGACTCTAAGTTACTTATATATCTAGAAAATTGCTGTGCTATATATGTGCTATTCATAGCCATACTCTCCACCACATACGTGTAAAGCCGGTATACGTATTATCATCCCACGATACACGAATAGTATAACGCTTACCTAATAGAGTTGGTCTAATTGACCTTATTTCTCCACATAAATCAATAGCATCATGGAACCACAAAGTATCACCTATTTGCATAATATTCTACTTTCATTGAACAGGGTTCTAGCTCTGACGAGCATTCATGATAATTCATAATATGGTCTTTCTTAAACATATTATGAATTATGCGCCTATTTTACTTAAAACACAAGCAATAATTATGCCTCATCTTTAGAAACTCCGTAGAAGAGATTATCCGTAATACGATAGAGGTTATTAAGTTCAGTTTTTATAGGATAATTTAAGAGTAGTTTATATTTTTTCCTTGTACCAGTTACATCATATAATGTCCACTTACCAAGTTTAAATATAACTCTCCATTGGACAACTATAGCAGTATTCCCTCCCATCGGAGGAATATGTATATTAACCATTTTCTACTTCTTTACTTAACAATTAAGGTTTTTTGAATAGATCAAATGCTTCATGCTGTGTTTCTGGATTCTGACCAGTACGCATGTTCCACTTTCCACTTCCTTCAGGGTTATAGTCGTAAGTATAGAAGAGGAAAGCTTGTACTTGAGAAGCTTGATTGTGATCAGAACGCTCTTTAATATCTGCCTTCCAACCAGCCTCATTATATGGAGGAAATGCAGGATCAAATCCACGTCCAGTGTTGAACTCAGTGATACGTGTTGCAGTACCATAGGCAGCTGTTAGTTGATTCACATTAGCCTTGTAAGTGGTAATGTCGTTGTACTGATTAAGACAGATGAAGTCGAACGCGCCACGCCCAGCGCCGCCGGTGCCACTGACCGTGATGAATGGTGTCAGCTCAGCGTCCGATAGCGAGACGTGCAACTTAACGGTAGGTGAGTTTAATTTAGCTATTCTAGCT